GGTCCCACCTCCGTTTGAAAACATCACCCACACCACTGGTGTCTATCAATAATATTCGGTTAATCTGCTGATATAAATACGCCGGGGTTGAGTACATAGGAATCTCCAACTAATATTTATGGGTAATGATTTATTTAAAAAGCTAACTGACAAGTATCCGTTTATCACGCTGTGCATTTATGCCAACAATGAATACGTGGGTATAGTGCAAAATCAAGACGATGCTGTTACAACTATCTACGACTTTGGTACCATACAAGATCAAGTGCAAAAACGTAGATTTTTGGATCTAGCCAACGTTTGGTGGTGGGAGAGCAATAGGAGCATACCCATAAACATTTTCTTGCGAGGTGATTGGGAAGAATTCAAACCTTGTTTACGGACTTTTGTAAACAAAGACTTGGAAATATTACATGGTCCCATATGCAGCTTAGCCGACATAGCCCGCAGAAAAAGCAAACGCAAATCAATCACCCTGGTAAGACGTATTAATTAATGATGTTGAAAAAAACACCCATCAAGATAACAATGGTATCGGGTCAGCCCGGGGCTAGGACTGATTTTGTAGCAGGATGGTTAGGGACACTACCCGACTTTATAGATAATTATTGGTATATTGACCCCGAAACAGGTCAAAGCAATGGCAAAATGCGTATGACCAAACAATTTAGGCCTGGCTTTGACATAGATGACGTGCTATCTAGCAATGGATATAAATTAAGCCAGATGTCAAGTTTGACATTTGCCGGAGCGTGGCATCCTTGGCACAACTATAAAGTAGAAAAGTTAGATCTTTATGTTAATTCTGGATTGATCAATATATGCCACATTGATGTTGAACCAGAGTGTGTTGCAAAAGTATTCTGGGAAAACAAAGTCAAAACAGGACTAAGCAGTTGGACCAGCCGCATTGGACAACCAGAGCTACCACTTCAATGGGGCGTTGACCAGATCATGCTAAGAGATGGTCTAGTACAAAAGATAGAAGATATAACTAATCAGCAACGCATAGATTTTTTTGAAATGCAAATGAGAAGAAATGGTATTCTAAAGCCGGTCACTGTGCCGTACTCTCATTGTGTTACAAGCTATAAAGAATTGTTTCAACCTGGGGGCAGCTATCATCTGTGCGATAAATTAGGAATAACTGTTGATCAACGCTATCACAAATACTGGGATGCCATGTTATCAGTTGCCGACTCTCCAGATGAACTCACAGTGTGGGGGAGGACGTGGTGGCGCCAGGATTGGCCAGTAGGTTCATGTGTAGTGCAACCAATGCTGAATAGCTAATGGCATGACTGTGTTTGAACACAAATCCTCGGCTGGCATCACCATCCCATACTGAAGCAAATACTTCGTCCCAGGGTTTACGCTGTAGGTGTGCCTTGCCCGGGCGAATTATACTAATAAAAGCTGCCATCCTGGGTATGCTGTCGGGCTTCATCTCTTTTAGCAAATCATAATAGTTACCCACGTGTACCAACCGGCTGACCCATGCAGGATCTGTCCATAATCGTTGCCAGGGCGGGGTATCTGCAAGCAGCGTTTCATAGTGTTCAGGACTTTTGATCAGGCTGTAAACACTCATGTTCAAAAAGTCCAGTTTGAAATATCCACGAGATTCAGCAGTTTCGTAATCAATGGCTGCACAATTGTGTATGGGATCATGAGGTATGCCTGTTACATAGATACCTGAGTTGTGTTTGCGGCCGTTACCTTGCTGTGCTGCGGTGTACTGAATTAGATCCAGTACCTTTTGCCTGTCGGGCATGTCAATATCAATATCTGCGCTCATGTTTTTATCAATGCAGCAAGAATTTTAACTTGCTCCTGTGCTTTTTTCAGTGTGTTTATAGCATCTTGTAATGTGGCGTTGTCAGACGCTAACTTTAGCCACTCAGATTCTTCTGCACGTTTCTGTCGAGCCCACTCAATTATGCTTTGTACTTCTCCTGTAAGTTCAACTGTTGGATAAGAGCTAGCTATAGTGACCCAGCTGGAGCCATTGTATATTTCCATATTGTTGCTGATGCCGTTGTATCTTACCATGCCAGCACTGGCTTGACTCATGTCAATATATGGAGTGCTATAACTGCTGCCACTTATGTTGATCCCGTTACCAGGTGCAATGTTTCTAATCATATTACCATCCTGCTTGTGTTAGTATTTCTTGTGCATATTTCCGATCTTCTGAGAGATCTCGAAACTTTTGATTCCAAATGTCAGCGTCGATGTAAGGCCAAATCATAGCAACTTGTCCTGGGTTGAGCTCACTCAGAAACTTTTGTCCAGAGTCGCTGTTGTAAATTACCCATGCGCTGATACGTCCTGTTACTATAGCATGACAAACAGCGTTGGTGTTACCATAACGGAGACAGTCGTGTGCAGGATGTTCTGTTTTTTCTGTCCAATTCATGCTGTATTCAACTGCTCGAGACAATGCATCCGAAACATTTTCCACACGCAAATGCTCTAGCAAATATTCTGTATAGATTTTGTCACTGCACCAGTTGTCAATTTTCTTGTTGTTTTTCAACAGCCATTCAATCATGCGACTGGGATTGATTACTCGTGTGTTGATGCAGTAACGCCCATACTTGATAAATGCCTTGTAGTACGGACTTGATGCAAAGTCATCAAACGTTTTTGTTTTGCCCTGTCCTTGTGTTAGTTCATAGAATCGCAAGTATGCCATGAGTCCAAGTCTGTCTCCGGGTTCTCCTTGTGTTTGATGCCTGCGTTTTTGTTCACACACATGAACAGCCAACGTAGACTCACGTACAAAACTTTTGGTGCAATACTTGCAGATATAGGTCATTTTAAAATGTTGTTGCTTCGAATGTAATCAATTAAAAATTTGTTCAAAACTTGATGTTCTCCGGTGGCTGGATGCCTAACATCTGGATTTTCATTTTGATCTTTTGGGTTCGGAGCAACACCTTGTTGAAATTGCCAAGGTACCGCAGCCCATCTCAGTTGATCAATCACTTGTGGTACTGCATTAAAAATATCCAGTTGTTCTGGACTTAAAAATTTCAAATGTAAATTTTCAACTTGGTTAAACACCACAGCATTGTGACCGCGACTGACTAGATCATTGATCATACTTATTATGCTGATTGCTAGATCTTCGAATATGTCACCAAGTCCTAGACTCTGATACTTGAAACGTAGTTTCAAGTAATCTTGTGAGTCTGCCTTGGTCCATTGGCTGTTGTAACGCTCGTCCGGCAGTGATTGATTCTGAAAGCTGATCCAAGCACCTTCAAATTTGTCAACAGCTCTAGCCACTGGCAACTCACTACGACTAAAAAATGACAACCCGATTATGTACAAACTTGGTTCACTGGTGGTAAAACTGTCTTTGAGCGTGGTTCTAATAATTCGATTGTTGCAACTACCTGTAAGTGACAAATCCTGTGTGTGGTTGATATCTAGGCAGCGTGCCAATTCAATATGTCCATCTCCTAACACCACGCCCCGCATGTAGCTACAGCCATTGGTCACTAGCCTTGTGATAGTCATTTGTCTCGTCCAAGGTCTTTCAAGTATTGATCAAGTTCTTTCTTGGTGGTCACGGATGCTAATACATCAATTTCATCATCTTTGAGATGAGGATACAATTCAGTCAACTGCTTTTTCATGCTGCCGGCACCAGGTTCTTTTTTCTTCAGGCTGATCCAGTTGTGCCGAGGTGTGCCCAATCCAGGACTCACGCTTGTGGCCATGAGCCATTGTAATTTAGGATGTTTGCTCATGCTAAAGAAGTGTTTGTTGAGCCGCTCGTTAGTGGCAATCAAGTAAAATTCTTGCAGTTCTTTACTGCCTTCTACTGAGCTGCCCCAACGAATCATGAGATAGTTTGAAAACTTCTTGCGTTCTTCTTCTGTGAGTTCATCGTAGAAGTTTCTGACCTTGCGGTCAAACATACGCATCTCATTGACAATAGTTAGTTTTTCACTCATCAGTCTTACTCAGTTTGTAGATTATTATAACACGATCTATTGCATCTTGCAAAGTGGGATTGGTCTTTGCGGCTCTACGTATCTCGCCCCACATCTTGTCTTCCATTATGTGATCGTGTAATGGTCTACCGTCTGATGTTCTGGTGTCATAATCAATATGGTGACCATTCACAGGATCATATGCATAGCCCATTAACTTACGGTCAGCAGGATCAGCACCCGACTCCCGGGCATAAACTGCATTTCCCGCACGTTCATAAATGTAAGTTGCACCTGGTTTAAGAGTTCCCATACTCATATCCATATTGTGAGTGTGCCCAGCGAAGGAAACGTTCCAATCCTTCCTTGTCATCAGGATAACTTTCTAGATATATTCTAACCAGTTGATTGAGGTTTTCAAACATTTGAAGTTCAGTATAGGGCATTACCAGGCCTTTTGATAATCTACAATTTCACAGTTCCGACTAATGTCTTTAACAAAGTACACACAGTCAGGTTTGGAACCTTCTGTAATTGGCACTGCTAGCATTTGTCCGTTTTTTAATTTAGGTGCGTACCAGGCAACTTCTTGATACACATCCACAATTTCAATTTGAGGAAAGCTAGGACGAAAGCTACTTAATGGATTAAACTGAAATACTTTAAATCCACGATCATTGATAGCAGTTAACGGTAGCATTTCTAAGTCACCTATCTCAGGTTCTCCAATCAACACTTGCCAATCAATGGGCATTTTGATCTTGCGATCTCCTATTTGCAATACCAATGCGGGTGCATTAAAACTTTCAAGAAAGATTAGAGGTATGTAATGATAGTCCGGATTGGATGGGTCACTGTTGTCTAGTATTGCAAATCTCATGTCGTCAACTTCGTCGGGCAGTTGATCAAGGTCATAAGGTGCATTGTCAAGGGTTAAAATTTGCATAAGTGTTTAGTATATAATTTTACAGGCATAAAGTCAACCTGTTATTGCCATTTAAGTTTTTCAGCAGTGAATGGATAATTGGCTTCTTTGTAGAACGCCTTGCGTTTGGTCAAGTGTCGTTTGGCAAATTTACAGGTGCTAGTTATGTCCCAAATCTGCACATGATCTTTGTCTTCGGCTTTGCGAATCCCGCGCCCAATACTTTGTATAACTCTTGTGAAGCTCTTGCCAGACTCAACCATGACCAAGTTAAAGATACGAGGTATATTGATACCCACAGCAGCTACACCATAGGTGGCCACAATAATTTTGTCTGTGGATTCTGCAATTTGGTCGTAGTGTTCTTGTCTTGTGGCGCCCTTGGTTGCACCCGATACAAACACAGCTTTATCACCTAGTCGTGATACCAATTCATGTCCTGCTGCAATGCGATCCACTAGCACAAGGGTATTGCCAGTTTCGTTTACCTGCAAAATCAACCCGGCCATTGCATCTAGTCTGCCAGGCTCTTCCAGCAAGTATTTAAGCTCGCTTTGGTAATTTGAGTGCTCCACATGGTCCATCAACTGTACAATGTTCACATGGCACTGAGCCAGCACGCCACGATCTTGTAGTTCGCTAGCAGCAAGTTTGGAAATAACTGGACCCAAACTAACCAGCAAACTGGCACTCTCAAACTTTTCTTTAGGCACAGTACCAGTGAGTCCCCAACGAATTGGAATGTGACTCATTACACCTGTTAGCAAAGTCTTGAGTGCGTCCGCTTTGGCCATGTGTACTTCGTCAACCATAACGCATACCACACCTTCA